CGTGGTCCGACGTGCCGCTCGTGGTTGACCTGGCTGGCGTCAAGGCTGGCGGCACCGTGCCGGTTCTCTACGCCCACGGCCGCGAGGACATGAACACGCTCGATAGCGTGGTGGGTGCGTCCACCGGCATCGAGAACACCGGGCGGCAGCTCAACATCACGGCCGACCTCATCCGGGGCGAGCCGAATAGCGACAAGCTCATTCGCCTCGGGTCGGCCGGCGTGCCGCTCCAGGCGTCGATCGGTGCGAGCGTTGACCGCACCGAATACGTCAAGCCGGGCACGAGCGTGACCGTCAACGGTCGCGAGTTCAGTGGCCCGCTCACCGTCGTCCGAGCCTCGCGGCTTCGGGAAGTTTCGCTGGTTCTCTTTGGTGCTGACGCCAATACGTCAGCGGCGATCGCAGCCGATGCGAGTTCGGAGGTTGACCCTATGGCTGATAAGGCCACCGACAAGCCCGAAGACGTCAAGGCGTCTGCGGAAGACACGGCGAAGGCCGCCGTGGGGACCGAGAACAAGACCGTCGAAGCATCGCTCGGCATCAAGGCCAACGGCGAAGGCGCGAGCCTGACCGCTGAGTCGGTCGCCGAGGTGGTGCTTGCGAAGCTGCGAGAGGAGCGGCTTGCCGAGACTCGTGCCGATCGGGCCAAAAGTCCGGCCGTCCACGTGGTTGACGCTGTGGCTGTCAACTCTCCGCAGGTGATCGAGGCCGGGCTGTGCCTTGCCGGCGGGCTTCCCAACGTCGAGAAGGCATTCGATGCCAAGACGCTGGAACTCGCCGACAAGCGGCACGGCCGCGGCTCGCTGCAAGAGGTGCTGATCGAGGCGGCTCGTGCCAACGGTTACACCGGGCACTACCGGATCGACCAGGGCAACTGCAAGGAAGTTCTGGCGAGCGCGTTTTCGACGCACTCGATCAGCAACGTGCTTGCGGCCACCTACGGCAAGTTCATGCGAGCCGGCTTCGATGCCGTCGAGCGTGAGTTCGAGAAGATTTCCTCGGTTCGCTCGGTGCCTGACTACAAGACGATGACCGGCGTTCGCGTGAACGGCGGCTTCGACTTCTTGGACGTCGGACCCACCGGCGAGATCAAGGACGCGGCGGCTTCCGATGAGACTCGGACCATCCAGGCCAAGCTCACCGGGCGGCTCACGAAGGTGTCGATGGTGGACATCATCAACGACGACCTCGGGATGCTGTCTCAGGTGCCGGCTCGGCTCGGTCGTGGTGCGGCTCTCAAGCTCAACACCGACTTCTGGGCGGCCTTCGTGGCCGGCAGTTACGGTGCCGCGAGTCCTGGCGGTGGCAACGCCTTCAGCCTGACTTCCCTCAAGGCCGCCGTGGCCGCGTGGAAGAAGCTGACGGACACCGACGGCAACCCGCTGGGTATCCCGGCGAAGTACCTCGTGGTTCCGCCGGAACTGGAAATCCCTGCTGCTGAACTGATGGCGAGTTCGCTCCTCATCAGCGGCAACACGACTGCCAGCGGCAATGCCAACGTGCTTGCCGGCCGGTACGAGGTGGTCTGCTCGGCTTACCTCACGACCGCCACCACGTGGTGGCTCGTGGCAAGCCCGATGGACCTCCCGGCGATGGAGATTGCCTACCTCAACGGGCAGCGTGCCCCAACGGTGGAATCGGCTGACGTCGATTTCGCTCAGTTGGGCGTGCAGTTCCGCGGGCACTTCTCCTACGGCGTGGCCGTGGCCGAGACCAAGGGTGCCTACAAGATGGCGACCTCGTGATGACAACGGAGTCCCGGCGGGAGTGCAACGCTCCCGCCGGGCTTCGGCTTCGCTCTTTGATCCCTCAACTCTCTTTGGAAAGGATTTATCACGATGGCAACTGCCTCTCGTGTGGCTGATGGCTACAAGCTCGATTACACGCCTTCGTCTGCCGTTTCGGCTGGCGAGATCGTGGTTCTCGGTTCGCTGGTGACGGTCGCTGATTCGGCGATCGCCGCTGATGAACTTGGTGCCGTTTCAACGTGCGGCATCTGGCGGTTTTCCTGCCTTACCGGTTCGACCGGTGCGCAGGGTTCGGCGATCAAGTACTGGGCCACGACCGGCATCGCTTCGGCGTCCACCGGCGTTGACCTCGGCTTTCTCGCCAAGGCTCGTGCCGCTACCGACACGACCGTCGATGTTCTCGTCGTCCCTGGCGGCAACTGATTGACCTAGCCCGGCGGTGAGTCGCTGTAACTGCGGCCACCGCCGGGCGGTCCGTGGTGGAGGCGTTGCCGATGCAAGACATGATGGCGACCGCGGCTACGTGGTTCGAGACGCAGCGGCGGGCTCATCTGTCGGTGAACGCAACGTACTACGCCGGTGGCGTTGGTGCCGGAACTGCTTGCGTTGTCACAGTAGTGACCGGCAAGTGGGACGTGATCGACGCTGCCGGGCAGATGATGCGGATTCAGACTCGGGACATTTTCGTAGCAACCTCGGACTACGCGACGCAGCCGGCGAGAGGCGATCGGATCGTCACGGCGGACGGCGCGACATACGAGGTGATGGTGCCTCCGGGCCGGCAGCAATGCTGGGCGTGGGCGGACCAGAACGAGACGCTGCGGCGGATTCACACGACCAGATTGGCCGACGCATAACCGGAGGGCACCATGCCAGGAATTGACCGCGAGAGCGACCAGGACACGATTGCCGTAACGAACTCGACATCGACCACCGGACGCATTGACCTTCAGCGGTGGGCCGGCGGCGGCTACATCGTGGACAGTCTCGCCACCGGCGTGACGATCACCTGGCACGTGTCAACGTCGCTCACCGGAACGACCTTTGCCTTGAAGGATCGCAGCAATGTGGCTGTGACGCAAAGCGTCACGGACGATACGGCCTATCCGATCCCAGACGAGTGCTACGGGTTCCCGTTTGCGGTGCCCGTCCTCAATGCCGGCTCGGCAACGCTTTATGCTTGCCCGAAGGGCTGATTTCCCGACGTTCCCAACGAAAGCCGATCACGCTACGTTCGGGACGCATGATCGAACACCTTTACCAACTCGCGGCTCACGCTTGGCATTGCGGCGAGTATGACGTCGGCCGCGAGGCGTGCGAAAAGCTCCTTGCCACGGAAGGCTTGTCGAAGTCCCGCGAGGAGAAGGTGCGACGCAACCGCACGTGGTACACGCGGCCGCTCCGCCAGGTGATCGACTGCGAGCCTCGGTTCGTGGAACTGCTGCCGGAGGTGCGGCCGGGATGGTCGCGGTTCAACCCGTGCATCATCGCTGGTGATCGCTTGCCGTTCGTCAACGTGCGGTCATCGAACTATCAGATTGTCGATGGCAAGTATGTCATGCCGCCGGAGGATGGCGAAACTATTGTCACAGACAACATTGGCTGCACGCTCGACCCGGAGACGCTGGCAATCGCCATCCAAGTTCGTGCGGAAGCCGAATACGAACGCACGGCGTTTCCGGTGGACGGACTTGAGGACGTTCGGCTCAACCGGGTAGGCAACGAGTGCGTCGTCTCTGCCACCGTTCGCAACGCAGCACCGCACGATGGCACGTGCCGCATCGGCGTTGCCAGAATGGAACACGGCAACCACGTTGACCTCATCGTCCGTGAAACGATGGACGGCATCCCTGAGAAGAACTGGATGCCGATTCTCGGGCGTCGTGAATGGCTCTACTCGTGCAGCGTGCAAGGCCACACGGCAACGGCGGTGGAAGAGGGCGACACGTGGCGGGTGACGATCGGCTCGCCATCGCCTGCCATCGCTCGAGGGTTCCGCGGCGGCTCGCAGCTTGTGCCGGTCGGCATGGGCCAGTGGCTTTGCATCATCCACGAGGTGGCGCAGGACGGCAACCGCCGCATCTACGAACACCGGTTCGTGCTGTTCCGCGAGGACAGCTGGCGGATCATCGGCGTATCGGAGCCGTTCTGGTTCCGCGAGCATCGAGCCATTGAGTTCTGCGCCGGGCTTGCCGTGATCGGCGGCAGTGCGGTTGCATCGTTTGGCGTGCGTGATGCCGAGGCGTGGCTGGCTGAGTTCCCGTTGGGCGCGGCACTCCATGCCGTGAGGATGCTATGAAAGTCCGCATCGTTACCGGGTATCACCGCCTGGACGCTCACCGCTCGCACGCGGAGTATGCGAGGCTTGGCCACAAACTGCTTTCGCTGCCGGTGCCTATCACGTTCTTCTGCGATCGGCCGGATGGATTCTTGACCGGTCCGACTGTTGATGTGATGCCAGCCGGGCAGTATTGGCTTTCGGAGATGATTTCCAGCCGTCCAAGCGGCATCGAGCCTCGGCTGCCGCGATCCGACAACCCGGAGAAGGACACGCTGGCCTTCCATGTGATTCAGCATCAAAAAACGAAGTGGCTCGCGCAGGCCGCCGTAGAGCATCCGTTCGACATGCTCGTGTGGGTTGATCTTGGCATCTTCCACGTACCGGGCGTGACGGCCGAAGGCGTTCTGTCGCTTGTCGAGCGTGCATTGCGGCTGCCGACCAATCAGGTGACGCTTGCGAGCATTTGGGGGCCGCCAACCCGGACGCATTGCCAGGCTTCGCCTGTTGCCTGGTACTGTGCAGGCGGCGTTGCGATTACATGCGGACTGTGGGCCGCAGCATGGCACGGAATGGTGATGGCGGAAGCGGAGGAGCTTTACCGCACGTGCGGAGCGTTGACGTACGAGGTCAACACGTGGGCCTCCGCGTGGGCCAGGAACCCGCAATTCTTCCGACACTACCTTTGCGACCACAACCAAACCATCTTGGAGGCGGCATGAAAGCCCGCATCGTCACTGGATTCGTGCCGGACGCATTCCCGGCGAAGCACTTGAGCCAGGAGCAATTCCGTAGCCTCGGGGCTCGGCTCAAGGATGCCGCTGGCGATTGTCTCATGGCTTTCGAGACGCCGTTTGCGGAGTGTTGGGTGCCGCAGAAGCTCGACCTAAGACAGTTGCTGCCATCGTGTGCGAACCCTCCGGCCGATCGCTTTGCTACGCCGCAAGACATGGTGCGGAGTAATGCCGTTTTGCTGCAACGGTTCCAGTGGCTTTATGAGGCGGCAGCGGCCGACGATGATGCCGAGGTGCTTGCTTGGGTGGAGTATTCGGCTCTGAAACAGACGAACGTGACTGAGGACGTCATCCGGCAATTCGCTCGGGACTTGCAAGAGGTCAAGCCGTTCGACGGCGTGTGTGCCGGTGGTTGCTGGCCGATCGGGCCTATCAATGATTCCGAGGCCCACTGGCGGTTCGTCGGCTCGTGCTTCGTCGTCCATGCCGATTGGGTGCTGGACTTGTACGAGGCAGTTCGAGAAGTCGTGTTGACACGCACAAGCATCACCGGCCGCCTGTCGTGGGACATGAACACGCTCGCGTTCGTGGAGATTCTCAATGTGATTCCGTTCAAGTGGTTCAAGGCGAACCATGACGAGACGCAATTCCTCAACTATCGAAAGGCGTTGACATGACACCGCTCTGCGAACTGGCACGGAAGCACGCTTGCGACAAGGGCGGCAACCACACGCTCGCGGGCGAGCATTGCCATAACTACACGCCGGCGTATCACGAGTTGCTGGGCCACCGGCGGGACAAAGTGAAGCGGGTTCTGGAAATCGGCGTCCACAAGGGTGCGAGCCTTCGCATGTGGGAGGAGTATTTCC